AAATCACAAAAGAAATCTACCTACACATCACGAAGAAAAAGCAAGAGCAGGAAAATAGTAAGATAAAAGAGATTCAGCTTCTTGCAAAGTAACCTACGGATTTCCTACGGATTGTGATTTTGAGCAAGAAAAATCCCCGGAAACACCGCATTTTCAGGCACTTCCGGGGATTAAGTTCAAAGCTGTCTAGGGGAGTGTCTGCATATATAAATAGGTACAAACTAATACGAAATAACACGTTTTTAGGCACTTTCAACGTTGAAGCCGTACAATAAAATACAATATTTTGCCCCATGAAAGCCCCATGAAAATGGTACAATATTAAAGCCCCAAAGCGAATTGCTCTGGGGCATCTTTTCTACTCAATCCAAGCTTGAAACTTGTCAATGAATCTGTACTTATCTCCGGCATATCCATCCATGCCACTTGCTTTCAGTGTGTCGACCTGATCTGCATAGAAGTTAGGATTATTCTGTGCAGAAACTCTGTAATGGACCCTCTTGTACTTATATCCATCTGGGGTGATGTAATACAGCTCAACAGCAAGAATCTCTGACCCATCTCCGAGGATTCCGTTCTTCTTATCATTAAGATCATAACTATTACCGAATGTAAGGTAAGGAAGCCAACCGCTCTTTCTTGTGTATACTCGACAGCGAATACTTCCCTTACTCACCTTAACCGCAAGCCATTTGATTGGAACGTTATCACCTTTTCCCGCCCAGTCAGATTTGTTGGTTACTGGTGGCCACCATCTGTCTGTATATGCCTGATATGTGATGTCAACCTGTCCTAAGTCTTTCTTCTCGGTCGGCTGCGGAGCTGATGCAGGCTGTGACGGCTTGCTCGTGCCTGTGATTTCAGTTGGAAAATCACGATAGCAATAATTAACATCTACCCGTCCACTAATGCCCGGAACACTTCCATCGGAGCTGTACTGCCACATATCGGCTTTCATCCCAAGTGTACTATTATAGCGTGCGATCCACAGTGGATATCTTGTCCCCAGTGAACTTAAGTAGTTATCCCACCATGATTTATTACAATACGCTCCGCACTTATACCCTGCTGCCTCGATCAGTGCAGCAAATTTCTTCATACGGTCAACTGCACCTGTCTGTGTTCCCGGTTCTTCCAGGTCATAAAATACCGGATATGAAAGTTTATATCCTTTCACCAGTCTCAGTACATGTCTTGCCTCTGACTCTGCCTGTGCAGTTGTCTTTGCATACGAATAAATATAAACACCAAACGGAATCCCCAGTCTGGTACATTCATTTGCATTTCTCTTCCACTGCGTATCATCCTGAGAAGTCAGGTCATCCCCGTAACCACACCGGATGATCGCATGATATCCTGCTGCCTTAACTTTCTCCCAGTTAATAGTTCCCTGATGATACGATACGTCTACTACATTAATCGTTGCCATAATTATTCTTCCTCCTTATCTGAATCTCTCAACTGTAAAAGTACATCTTTCAGCCGTTCCGGAATTGGAACAAATACTGCTGCATTTTCCAACAGGCTCAACGCTTCGTTGCAAATATAGAATGTAATAACCACTTCCCGGAGCGGAATCGTGCCACCGATCAGCATCTGAATCAGGTAAGCCACAGCGATCACAATAAACATCACGATCTTCTTCAGCAGTCCACGGAATCCTGTCTCGGATGAGAGCTGCTTCAGGTAAATTCCTTTCAGCACTCCCGTGACATAATCCAGCACTGCAAGACACACGATCGTCTTAAGCAGTACATCCCATCCTCCTAAAAAGTACGCAAGGACTCCACCCAGGAATCCAAACACAATGCTGATTTCATTAAATAACTTGTCCATCTTTTTCATATTCCTCACTTTCCTTTCATCCTATTGCGAACACCGGGCGAATCCCGTATGTGCTTGTAGCCATATCACTGCTGGCATCTCCGTATTGCGATATCAGGGTGTATGTCTGTGAGCCTGCCACATTTCTCAACCAATAGTTTACACCAATCGCCTTCAATTCAGGGGCAAGCCGGAACAGTGCAGGTATCATCTTCCAGAAGTTTCGGATGATTTTCCCCATCCGCTCCCCGGAAGAAAGCCGTCTTCGTCATTTCATCCCATTCCTCTGAGAAGCTGAACTCTGCCCGTAAATACTCCCTTGTCCCTTCTGCTGTCTCAGGCGGCTCAAGATAGAGCCGCTGATTTACTACTTTGATTTTCATGCTTTTTCCTCATCCTCTTTTACAAGATCTGCCATACCGGAATCCTCCAGAATCTCTTTTACCTTGTCCTTCAAGAGCCGTGGGACCTGTCCATATGTTTTCTTTCCTAAGATAATCTGCTGTGCCCATAACATTGCCATCATTTCTTTTCCTTCCTTTCCTATGATATATATGAATATATTGGTTAATAGAGCTACCATTTTACTGATACACCTGTTCGGACATTTCCAAGATGCATCCTTTCAACATTTCCACCTGTTCTTTTAAATCTGCATTCTCCCGGATCAGTGCGTCCATCTTTTCTGCCACTGTCTCTCCCGGCTTTGACAGAATAATGCCTATAATACCGGCTGTGTACTTGGTGATTCCCTCAAGAGTGGTATACCCCTCATATTCTCCGACCGTCTGACTACGCTCTGATATAACCATCTTCCGGGTCTTCAGCTCATCCCCAAACATTCCCCGGAGATCCTCTTCCGTGGCTGATACAGTCTTGATCAGCAGTGTGCCGTCACACTGGATGGATGCCGACTGGATCTGCAGGTCTGTTCCATCGTTGTATGTAAGTTTCATGATCTCACCTCCCCAATCTTAATCTACTAGCCATGCAATCTGTGAGCAGATATACCCATCATACTGCATCTGCACGTTGGCTCCGCGGAAAAGTCCTACCTTTCCTGTCCCCATGCTTGCCGGTGTTACAGAGATGAAAAAGTCCGGATAGGTCTGCCCTCGTACTACCGCCGGTGCGAATACATAATTCGCCGGACGATCATTTGCCGCAAGATTAATAATCGTTCCGTCTGCTGCGGAACTGGTGTCCACAAGATTCAGGATCCTTAACTTTCCCATCCGCTGCAGCCGCACTCCTGATTTCAGCGTTTCCGTGGACGGAGTCATATCTTCCTGCATCGTAGCCATTGACGGCAGGACTTCTAATAGCTTTTTCACTTCCGTCACATTGATTCCATCCAATGTAATCTCAAATACCGGGCAATCATCCACAAGATCACCCTCCTGCAGATTTCCCTGCGTATATCCCGGAACTGTAGGTGTACCGCTCGTTGGTGTTCCCATAATATACAGCCATTCATTTGTCTCGATACCAGTCTCTTTATTCCGAGTATACCGATTTACGACCAGGTCTTTTCTCTTCATCCCCTGTGTTCCATTCGTGATCGTAACCTCGTCGTAAGTTCCAATCTTCACGGCGGATACATTTCCGTGATGTGCCATGATTCCACTTCGGATCTTAAGCAGATTATTCGATGTCAATTCCGGCTCAAGATTTTCTCCGGAAGTCAGAATGCAACTCCCCTGCCCAATCGTTCCCTCAAGGATCTGTCGAAACTGCTGGCTTGTCACATGAGGACTTCCAGTTCTTCCACTAACTATCTCCATCGTTTTCTCCCTCCAATTCGTATGCTTTAGACGCTACTCCACCAGTGATACTGTAGATGATATTCTCAATCGGCTTTGCTCCATACATGCCGGTCAGATAATCTCGTCCACCGACAATATCACCAATACCTACGTCTATTCCAATTTTCTCAATATCCATGCTGAACGTCTTTTTGCTTGCAAGCTCTTCCAGCTTATCAATCGACTGACCTTCCAATTCTGTAGTCTCTGTTGACGTGTTCTCGTACACCTGGGCGATTTCTTCCACCCCCTTATAGTACTGAGTTTTTTTTATGGTTCCATCCGGCCAGACATACAGGTGGAATACATTTCTGTTCTGCATTTCGCCTTTTCCGGTTACCACGAAATGATTGACTCCGTCACGGTCATCTTCCATCGTATAATTCAGTCCACAGTCTTTGGACAGCTCAATCTTGTTGGAGTAATCATTGATTGGAACCGCTCTGAACAGAATGTATCCAGGAACTCCCTTCTCTCTTTTATGCTGGATGTCCAGCCGGTATCCAACGGACTTCAACATTTTTTTGATGCCCTCCAGCAATGTGCAGTATCGGTCGAACTGATAATTACTCACAGAGACACCAGTATCCTCACTGGATACCACATACAACCCATCAAATTCCGGTTCAATCATTTTTTTCAATACCAAATTGAGCTCGCCGGATACTGTCTTATAATCCACGCCGGGATCCGGACAGATTATTTTATGTTCCAGTCTGCCTCTCCATGTGTAGCCTTGCAGTTCCACGTAATCTAATGCCGTGCTAGTCAGAACCTTTCCAATAATCCCGCCATACTCGGTATCCGGGATATATACCAGATTTCCGAACGTCATTTCTTTTGTCCAGTTACACCTCGCAATTTTCACGGAAAACACCATCTTCCCATTTGCATCAAAATTACAATTTGCATCTTTCAATGGATTGCTGCCAATTTCTTTTTGCCTGGTAGCTAATATTACCATGCTGCCTCCTTCCTCTTCAAAAAGATAGAAAGATCTATTCCGAAGTCACCGCTCCAATTCACAGTCACAAGTCCAGGTTCTATTTTCTCAAATACCGAATAATCATATCCTCTAACTTCGAACAGATTATCTGTCGTACCATTAGATAAATATTTTGTAATCGTCTGCTCCATTGTATTTAGTATCAGGTACTCATTACGCTCCAGTGTTGTCAGGACTTCATAAGGATGTCCGTTCAGCAATACTTTTGGGTTGGAGCAAGGACCATAAACTATCATTTCAAAATCAGATGGGATGATATGGCTGATCTCAAATGAACTGGATCCACGTTTCTCATTAACAAAGTCGAATGGGAAGTCAGTTGGAAAATCCAGTCCGCTCTCCGTGGTCGGCTCTGTCTGCGGATAAAATATCTTTTTCAGGACTGTAATCCATGATAATTCCGGTGCTAGAAATGTAAGCTCTACTTCTGTGTACACATACCCTTTCCATCCTGTTTTCTTGGTCTTGTAGATCTGGCATGGCAAGAATGTATCATTCACATACAAACGTCCGTATTTACCCGTCTCAGCGTCTACAGAGATGATCCTGTACAGCATTTCCATATTCTGCACGAACTCTTTTCTCTTTCCAAATACATCTATCGTTATTTCCTTTTCATATCCGCTGTCAGTCTCTTCCCATGTGGAATCAAACCAATCAGCCTCAACAGTACGAAAAGGTGCCTTGGTCAGCCAAAGCACCTCTCCTTTGCTATTTTCATAATATGCCTTTATCATAATGCCGGCACCGCTCCTTTCGGCAATGGTTCATCTATCCTTTTCGTTCCAAGATAGATTGGACGCTTTGCCATTTTTTCTGCAGCTCTCATCTGGATCTTTTCCAAACGTTCATAATCAATCGATCCTCCATCATCAAGTCCCGGCTGATTCTTAATCTTTCCAACTGACGGTGTATCAACTCCACCTGACATTGCAATATTTACGGATCTCTTCAGTCCGGATACTGCTTTCTGGACTCCTGCACTCATGGATCTGATTGGAATATTCTTCTCAAAACCAATACCCATACCAAGAGCCATCATCTTACCAACCTGATCACGGAACACTCTGGATGGGGAATGAATTCCGAA